TTAGAATCTCCTAGTTGTCTTTTTAATGGACCAGGTGTATCTTCCACATCCATATTAGAATCTCCTAGTTGTCTTTTTAATGGACCAGGTGTATCTTCCACATCCATATTAGAATCTCCTAGTTGTCTTTTTAATGGACCAGGTGTATCTTCCACATCCATATTAGAATCTCCTAGTTGTCTTTCTAATGAACCAGGTGGATATTTTTGTAATGACATTTCGCAAAAATATATATACAATACCACAAGAAAATTACTTCTTCGCTCTCTGATATGCATCTTGATATGCATCCGTCCATAGCAATGTTGGATTCGCCGGAATGCCCGCATTTGGATTCGCCGTTTCGAACGTATTTGTCTGAACATATTTTTCCAAAGGATACATTTTCAACTCGCTAAAATAAGTATCGGTTAAAATCGATTTCGGAATAACGAATTCATCTGCATTCACTTTATATTCTCCTGATGTCAATGGTAAAAAAGAATCCGGATACATCATGAATAATCGTACGCGTTTAAAACGAACCAATTCATCCGCCAATCTTCGATAATAATTCGGTTCGTTTTCTTGTTCTATATTGACTAAATTCCGTTGAGGTAAAATCAAGGATGGTTCTTTTCCTTTAGAAGACGAAGTCATAAGACAATAATTATTTTGTCCTTCGGAGGTAGAGCATAAGAATACTTCTTGTATTTTGTTCAGCACTTCTTCAGAATAATTCTGATAAACGAATAAATCCTTAGAAATCATCTTCAACTTCGAAATAACAAAAGTACGTTTTTCAAGATAGCTCAACGTCGTATCAAAAATAACAACCCGGATTTCTTCCCGTATGTTCCGGTTTCGATATAGATTCAAGACAATACGAACGGTATTACGAAACGCTTGATAGAATTGTGTTTCTAATCGAATGTTACGTACCATTCGCATTTTCTCCGACAAAATAGGATTTAATGTAGTCAAAGACCTGCGATTCGGAATCATGATCTCTCGATCAATCGGAATTGGATTCATACCAGAAGGTAATGTTTTCAATCCATCTGAGAATTCACGATTATCTTCAAACGGCATGATTTGCAAGAATTGATTCGTCATCGTGATGACTCCTACCACTTTTTCATCTTCAATTACACGATATAATGGTTTCGATAAAATCCGTTGATCAGAAAGACGATATATTTCTTGCAAGAAAAACACCGTCGAATCATATGTATTCCAAATATCCGGTTCATCCATCCATTTACTAGGAACTTTAGGAATAATGGCGGAAGGAAAAGTCGGCAAGAAAATGGTTAATTTTCGGTTCTCTCGAACTTTGGCTTTTTCTTTCAAGAATTCGGCATCACTGACATCTACAAGAAAACCAATGATTTTATTCTGGTAATTAAGGATTTGATATTTCACGGATCGAATTGAAAAACCTCCTAAATCTTTCAGAATCATGAGAAGATCTTTAGCCGAAATATTTCTCTCAAAAACATTGCCTTTTGCTTTTCTCGAAATCGGAGCACAATGTTCTGACGTCCAATTCTGAATCATTTTCAGAATCCGATTAATACCAGATTTATCTTGTTGGCCTTGGCCTTGCGCTTGACCAACGGTTCTGCTCGCTTCCACTCGACCTTGAATAAAGGTCTTTTTGTAATTAGTTTTTTCCGGATTCAGATTCGTGATTTCATATAAATAAACGGGTTCATAGACTTCTCCTTGTTTCACTAAAATCCAGGTTTCTTTAGCAGGATCGTACAAAGTGGCATAAGAAGAAGTTGGACAAATCAATTCGACATTGTTGGTAATATCATTATTCAGAATTTCGATGATGGCCAGATTCACACCACGAGGTAATAATGCCGGATTTTTTTGACAAACAGCTTCCCATAAATACGTCGGATCCATCACTGTCTCTTCATCTCTCAAATAGATCAAAAAATTCTCATAAGATTCGATCGTGGATTCTAGAAAATTCAAATGGGTTTCGGATTTCAGATTTAGGCGTTTATAAAATTCCGTGTTCTCATATTTTCGGATATCGATTTCCTTTTCTTCTTTTGCTTTTATTTCAAGAAAATCATCTTTAGGGTAACGGAAAAGTGCAACAAGAGAAGCATTATGTAATTGGATGAAATGATCGAGAGAAATGGCGGAGCATAGAATCTCTCGGATTTCCGGAATGGTTTTAGCAATAATTTCATTCCGTTGATAAGAATACATATCGGCTAAACATCCTAAGAAATATTGATTTTCATATTGTGTTTGACTAGCTCCATAACGAACTAGAAGAGGACAATTCAATTTAGGCATATTTTGACTATCAACACAGATATTCGCCGCGGAAGCATTTAGGAATAATTGAATGGGGATTTGCAAGAGACCAATACGTCCATATGGTAGTGGAACACGATTGATATCGAGTATATTTCTTGTGGTAGATGGTATCATGGCTTTTTTCTCTTGTATTTTTTTTTGTTTCGGATGTAAGCCGTATTCGTCAGGATTACATTGATTTCGGCGTTCTTGTTGTGCTTTTCCATTCCAATTTTGAAAACAACACGGGTAACAGACTTCTTCTCCTGTTTTCTTATTTATCACGACATCCGTCTTGATTTTACGATTGACGAAACCGGGTTCAGAGAATTCTTCGCGTCCTTTATAGGTATATTCTCCTGGTTGGATATTCTTGGGATCTTGGATAATTTCTCCGCATTTTTTGTTTTGTACATCGGTTTCGGTCAAAGGTCCTTCTTCTCCTGGTTTGATACACCAATAAGAAGGACAAATATAATATAGTGGATTATCGTCTTTATCTGCGCCGTATTTGAGAGAATGGCTGTATGGTTTATCATTTGGATCGTTATAATTACGATCGATTTTCTGTTTTTCTTTTTCTGTTAAAATAATCGGTTGGCGTTTTTCATTAGCCGGACATATTCTTGCGAATCCGGTTTTAGTAATAAGTGGATCGCGTCTTTGAATACGATCCATGAAATAAGTACCAAGAGTTTGATTGGCTCTTTTTTTTCCTTTTTTATTTTCTCTTTTTTCTTCTTCTTCTTCGTCTTCGTCTTCGTCTTCTTCTTCTTCTTCTTTCTTTTTTCCTTTGCTTTTCTTGCCACTACCACCTTTTTCTTTAGAAGAACTTTCTTCCGAATTTTCATCATCGGATTCATAAACATCTGGAATTTCATATTCTTCTGCTTCTGCTTCTTCTTCATTTGACTCTTCTATTATCGATTTTACAACCGATTTTGCTTTGATTTCTTCTTCTACTACTTTCTTTTCGGCTTCTATTTCACGATTCGGCTTTTCTTCTGGTTCTCCATCTTCCAAGGTAAGACCTTCGGTAAAAATCGGGAGGATTGGTATATCGATAATGGATGTTGCAATTGCAATCGCAATAGAAGATTTCTTAGGTAAAATCGGTTTCTTGTGTTTTTGGAAAATATTGGATGGGATAAGATCGGGAGATTGAGAGACAAGAAAAAGTACATTCAAATACATATGCACTAAAAACACATATTCCAAAGAAACCATATCAAATACTTCTACGGTCCATTCGTTTTCATACGCGGCTTTTTGGAATACGGTTCGGAAACCGGTATGTTCTAGAAACTCGACACGTTTATTAGCGAATCGTCCAGGAATCACCACAGATTGATGTTTTTCTTGATATTTCTCCATTTTCTCTCGAATCATATCGATGGAAAGATCCGGAAATTTCTTTTTTAATTCCGAAATAATAATATTACGTTCTTGGGTGATTCGTAAGAGTTGAGAGATATATTCTTCATGTTTATCCATTGCTTGAAAATATTCAACGCGTTTATATCTCTTGTAAAAGGCAGAAGAAGTCGAAGTCGAAGAATCGGGATTCAATTCTGGATAAAAGAAGGGAGAGAAAACCCCCATCCATTTTTCCAAATCGAATTTTTTTTCTAGTTCGACCCCTCCGCGGTAATGCAAGAAAATAATCTCGATATTATCGGATTCTAAACTGGTAAATGCTTGAATGTTATAACCAACCGATTTCGTAAAGATATTCATATTTTCGGTGGCATAAAACAAGATGGTTTGTAACCATTCGTTGATTTTGGTCGGGAGAATGATATTCGTCAATTCGGCTTGTACGACAATACTTCCATTGGATTCAAACGAAACGGCAAGAAAATTCTCATTTTCTTGTATAAAACCTTCCGTATCTGAATCGAGAGAAACAAACATGGTGATATTTTCCATTTTCCCTTGTTTTTTGGTAAGACGTTGAATAGTGGATTTGCTTAATACTGGAATTTGATTTCCATTTTTGGCGGTATCTAAATAATAAAATCGGAACATTTTCTCTCGTAAAACTCCCGGATGATACGCGGGAACGTATTGAATAAAAGGAATTCTCTCGGATGCATGGATATTCTTGAAGATGGTTTCGAGAGGCAATTTATTGTGTTTTTCTGGATGTATAATAAAATGAAACGCATAAATTCCGCCTTGTAAATGTACTTTGATTGGATTATTCTTAGCTTCAGTGGTGGATAACGGCGAGAAAATATCATAGAGATAGTTGGTAGTGGAAGACGAAGATGAAGTGGCGGTTGAATAATAAATATTATAAATCATATCTACTAAGGACTCTTGTTCCCAAAAATATTCATTGGTTTTCGTTTTATCTTTAGACCTCGAATCGTCTATTTCTGCTCTAGAAGAGGCGGAAATATTCGGAAAATAAATATCTAATATTTCGTCTAGTTTCAATCCATATGTATTTTCGGATTCGGCATTTCCTTCTGTTAGAAACGTCAAAACGGAATTATAGGTACAAATATATATAGTATTTTCTAGGAAACTACTACCGGTGGTATAATGAAACAAGAAATCGGATTCAAATGTTTGTAATGCGACATCTTTGGAAGGAATATAAACTAAATCCGGCAACAAGATATCAAAAGGATTACTAGAAAATACATCTTGATTAAGGATGACACGTGGATCTTCGGGGTCATGTGGTTTCTCTACGAAACGTAGTCCAATCGGGATTTTCTGCATGCGTTTTTCTCCCGTGGTTTCACTAGAATAAAACCAATCTATTTCTAGTAAATCTTCATAAGTGAATACCGATTTTTCCTGATAGAGTGGATCTTGTAGAAAGGTGTTTTTAACTCCGGTTTCCATTTCTTCTTCTGTCAATGTTTCTGCTTTTTCTTCGGAATCCAGATAATTCGAAATCCCATTGAAATTCGCGATGAATTGGTTTAACATATTTTTGGTCAAAGGTTTCGTATCTAGTTGTGTTAATCGTTTATAAATGGACAAGACGGAGAATTGTTTCTCAACACAAGAAAACAAATACATTTCATTCGTATCGAGTATTTTCCCTTCTTCTTGCAAAAACAATATTCTGGCGATTTTCTTCTTGAGAGTGGCTACAGAATCATCTGGATGTACTTGAATATTTTTCGAAATCAAAATATTCGATTCCAGCTTTTTCTCTAGAATATAATTCCATTCGACGTTGCTAAACCAATGGCTAAACATGGAGGAAAGGTTATTTTCGGTTACATTTACAGCATCTAACTCGGGAAGAAAAAGAATATATTTTTCTGGTAATCCCGTCGGATCTAGAAAACAAATTTTGAAATAATCCATATTCATTTTAGACATTTTCTAGAGATGGTTTCTTTTCGTTCTATACTATAATATTCTTTTTCTTTGGAATGAAAAAAGCCTTATTTATTGGAATTAATTATTTCAATACTCCTAGCAAACTAAATGGATGTATAGATGATGTCCTCAATATGCGGAATTTACTCATAGATGCTTTCGGATTTTCTCTTGCGGATATTATGATTTTGAGAGACGATACTACCAATGCTGCACTAATGCCCAATAAAAAAAATATTTTACAAAGCCTAACCGAACTCGTGGCGATTTCGGCGGGTTGTACGGAAATATGGATACATTATTCTGGTCATGGTACGCAGATTTCCGATACGAATGGGGACGAAGTTTTAAAATTAGACCAGGTCATTGTTCCATCGGATTATCAACGTTCTGGATATATTGTAGATGACGATTTATATGCGATATTGAAGGGGGTAAAATGCAAGACGATTCTATTATTCGATAGTTGTCATAGTGGTACGGTGGTCGATTTGCCATGGTCTTTCGTCTATCATAATCCATCGTCTTATATGATTCAAAACAACAATAATAATACCTTGACCAATACGGAAATCTTCATGTTTAGTGGATCTCGAGATGATCAAACGAGTGAAGATATTTATTTGGCGGATCAACGCCAATCGGTAGGTGCATTTACCAATGCATTTATTTCTAGTGTTCGTGCAAGAAAACATGAAGTTTCGTTTTTGACATTATATCGAGATATATGTATGTTTCTTGCGGAAAATAAATTCTCTCAAGTCCCGGTATTTTCCAGTTCTACCAAGACTCCGAATTTCGTATTATCTAGAAAAGCGTCTATTGAAAAAACAATTACCATTCCGATAGAAAATGTACCTTCCTCTGTATTTACAAATACTTCGGTATTTACAAATAAGAGTAGAATCCGTATAAGAATGACATTTTGATTAGATAAAAAAGATATCTATTCTAACTATAGAAACCACAAAAGAAATGAAATGGGTTACGAAACAAAACATGATATTATGGATTTTTCTAGGATTAGGTCTTGTTTTTTTCGGTATTTGTATGGGTATTTGGAAAGATCAAGCAGAAGAAACGAAAACGAAAAAAAAAACGAAAGAACCTTTAACGTCAAATGTAGGTATTGCTATTACATCCAAAACCACCGATACCATGTTTCAATATCTTACCGAAAATTATAGCGACAATGAAAAAATCCGAATGCTTTCTCAAATGCCCGAGTTGATGGATGGTAAAGATTATAATTATGATAATTACAACTTCGTATTAAAAGATAATAAATTGAGTAGTAGCGAAAAAGTCGAATCATTGAAACAAAAACTCGCAATAAAACATTATATTCCTGCTTTTATAAAAACGCCCAAAGAATGTATGGATAAATATATCCTTCCATTGGGTTTCACGGATCCAAAAGTAAAAGAAATTCTGTCCGAAAAAAACAAAAATATAACGGATACATTAAATACACTTCAATCGTATTTGAAACGAAATAACTTTTAGATATCCATGGATTGGATTATTATATATTTTCTTGCACAATGACAAGAAAATATACAATCGAAATACGCGTTGAATTAAGAAGACAAAATGAACATTTTCGCTCCGAAAATCTTCTGAGATCGGACTACAAACGTATCTAGCTTACTTGCAACCGCTTGTTCTGGGGTTAAATACCACAATTGTTTTTCTTGTTCGGTGAAAAACCGCATTAAGAATTCATAAATGACACATAAAGATGGTCTCTCGATCGATTGAGTGAATATAACCGGATCCTCACTGTATTTTTCTTTTTCTCTTCCCATAAAGGTGAGAAGATCATTGATTTTCGCAACGATTTTTTTCTTATCTGCTTGTTCGCATAATGCTCCGGGATTGGGTCTGGTTCGATTATTAATAATATTCATATTTTTAAATCCCTGAACTCCTTCTTTTAAGAATCCAATAAACCCAATATTTACTTCGGTTTGTTCTGGATCTTGATTTAATTTATCTAGAAGTGGAATCCGCATATTCCAAGACTCTATCCATTCTTCATTTTCTGCATTTACTTTATCTTCCATCCATTTGTTCTTGGAATCCTTCTTGTAATCAAGATAAAAGATCTTATTTTCAGTATGAGTGTGATATAAAATCAGATATTTTTTCTGTGGTCCTATCCAGATTCTATCCATAAAATAAGTTCGAATCATATCTTCCAGAATTTCCGACGTTTTCAGAGATTCTTTTTCTGGCAAGTTATTCATATCTATTAATTCTTCCACTAATTTCTTCTTTTCGAAAATCTCTAATAAATCGATAAAATGATATACTACATATCGAACTAACAAGATACGATCGATTTCATGTATTTCTGCGCATATATTCAATGCCATTTTTGCATATATATACCAATTACGGTCTTGTTTCTTGGGTTTTACAAAAGAAGATTTACCAAGAATATATTCGATATGTTTGGTTAATTGTGGAATAACGGAAGACGATTCCTGGATTTCCTCTTCTTCTCCCTTATTTTTATCGGTTATGGTGATAGACGATGCGTTTTTAAGTCCCAATTCCGTCAATCGTTTTGCACTTTTAGAAGGTATATAAATAGGGGAAGATTTCGTTAAAATCGGATCTCTCGGCAATTCAATAGGAATGGAAGATCGTTTATAATCTAATGGAACAGTTCTCTCGAAAATAGAGGCATGTACATCTTGGATTTCTATTGGTTGGAAAAGATACATCGAACCATGATAAACCATGTAACCTTTATGCCCTTTCTTATCCACTAACCATTCTTTTTCTCGCAAGAAAACCGATATACTATAATAAATTTGATCAATAGTATAAGGATTCCCTTTTGTTAAATGTATTTCTTGGATGAGATCTTCTAAATTATATGCGGCTTTCTCTCGATATAATTGTCGGATACGTTTCGAGATTCTGGTGTGATTAGATTGCAAGAAAGCATAATCATCTAATTTGTTTTTGTTAGGGTCTTGGACTAGACTCGGTTTGGAATTGCAAGAAAAATCACATTTCTCCATATAATCGCAATGATAAGAAAAGGATTTATCTCCTGTTTTGAAATCGATGATTTTCTTTTCGGTTCCACCAATATTGGAAGAACGGGTCGATAATGTAAGAGATAATGTCTGATTCATTTTTTCTTCAGTGAAATTCGTCTGATCGATATTCAAGAGACAATCGACGGCGGTTTCTTTCAATACTCTCGTGACATTTCCGATTAAAAACGCTTTCTTCTCTGCAAGACGATACATATAGACATCCGCGGTTTCTTCTTCTGCATCGATATACGATCCGTGCATATAAATCTCGACATTTCGTTGTTCTATAGGAAGCGCACAATGACTCTTGTGACGTACTGCACGACCAATGACTTGTTCAATGCGATTCATATTATACCATGGATCCAATATATGGACTTGTCGAATGAATTTGAAATCCAAACCTTCTGAACCCGCTTCCGAAATGAGAACGACGCGAATATGTTCTCCATGTTTATTCGAAATATCGGTCACTAATTTCAAATCGGCGGTATTATTGGGAGAATAATATTCTTGTCCGGTAATCATCACGTATTTTGCAGTATATGCTCCGGGATTTTCATTCGGTTTCATCGTGATTGGATTGAGTTTATAAGGACCACCAATCGGATTTCCGGAAGCATCGGTTGGAGGAGTTTTAAACAAGGATTCGGTATAATTCGCATTACCATAACGAGAGAATCCTAATTCTTCTAGTGCTAATGCCATAGGAATCAATCCGCCTTCAATATATTTCGAATAAATCAAGACGATTCCGGTGGAATTCGAAATCACGTCACAAATTTTCTTAATTTTGGCACTATATGTTCCGATATGTTGGGGCGCGAAAATTCGACCATATTTTTGGAGAATCGCGGGTTTATATTCGAAATGATGTGCAAGAGGATGTGGCGATTCTTCTTTTACATAGGTAATAACGGAATTCAATCCTCTCTTGCCGTATATATCGGTCAATACATCGGGAGTATTTGCAACATTATTCGATGCATTCAATAAAAGAGAATCTAATTTCGGATTTGGATAAATCATATTGAGAGCACTAATGAGAGGTTGCAAGACCATATATCCAACCGATTCTTTCCCTTCGACTTCCATCGTAATATTTCGAATCGTCGTGTTTTTCAGCACGTGTTGTACCATATGACGATATCCTTTGAGTTGATATTCTCCCACCGTATTTGCATACACTTGTATTTTTGTAATAGGATTCGAAATCACGGTTCCATTGAATTGTTTCTTGGGGTATGTTTTCGAGAGAAGTTGATTTTCGGTATTGGCGAAATAGTCAGGATAAATGCGAAAAGGAAAAGTATATGGATTCTCTCCACGAACATAAGAAACGTATCCTAATAATTTGCGTTTCAAGATATCCTGCCCAGATTCTCGTATCACCACACCAAATTTGTCTTTTTTCTCCGGAATAAAGGTGCCATCTTCTTGAAAAACTTGTCCGACTTTGAGAGTGGAACGTTGATCATTGAGATTCATGATATTAAGAAGCCAAATGATTTCCTTGTACGAATTATACATGGGAGTTGCGGATAAAAACAAGAAACGCAAATATTCACATACTTTGACTAATTTCATCAACATCATAGAAATGCGTTTATTCTTGTGATCTTCTTTACCGATAATATTATGTACTTCGTCAATGACAATCAGACGATGATCGAATACTCGTTTTAATTTTTGCTCATCGAATCGGTTCTCTAAGGAATTTGTTCCGACGAAGGAATTTGTTGTTCCGTCTTCTTCATCTTCATCGATAGGAACCAGCGTACCTGCGGTATCTTCTATATAATTGGCAAGAGAATCATATCCAATGAAATCGTAATATTCGTTTATTAGTGTATTGATTTTTCGAACAATATATTCTTTGGTAAGAGACGTTTGAGTAGGGTTGATTTCTTTCAATAATTCGTTTCCAACCCCTGTATCTAATGTCCAAATACCACTGCCTTTTTTCCCGATCTCTTGTAACTTATTCGGATCGAATAATTGCATTCGGAAATTAGATTGAACGGATGGTGATGCAACAATGAGTATTTTCTTGCGAATACCGACTTGTTTTAAATAACTACGCATTTCTTCGGTTACTCCTATCGCTGAAATCGTCTTGCCTGTACCGAGAGAATGGTATAATAATAAACTATTATAAGGGGTTTGTAAAGACATAAAATGTCGGACGAAATTCTGATGAGGAGCCATTTCAAATGGAGCTTCACATTCGGTTTTAGAATGCGTTTTCACATCTCGAATCATACCATCGTACTTGAAAATATTGAATTCTGGTTTATTGGCAATTTTCTTTTGGAAATCTGGATCTAACAAGATAGGATATAATAAATCATCTTCATCGATTCCCATTGCTTTTACATACGCGATTTGTTCTTGTTTTTCTTGATCTTTGGGATTCTCCTGTACTTCGACAGGTTCTTCCTCTTCTCCGACAGGAACAGGTTCTTCCACAGGTTCTTCCACAGGTGCTTCCACAGGTTCTTCCACAGGTTCTTCCACAGGTGCTTCCACAGGTGCTTCCACAGGTTCTTTCGAAATGATTTTCGTTTTTTTCCGGGTACAATTCTTGGAATGAGGAGGACGACGATGATAATTTTTTGGACATTTTTTCTCGTTATCTTTCAAGAGAAAATTATCTGGTTTATCTTCCTCTTTTTCTTCAGATTTATCCGGTGTTGGTTGGAAAAAATTCATTACGGTATTCAACATACTAGCATCTTCTTTTTTTTCTTCGATTACAGGGTATAGACTCGGTGTCTTTTCTTTAGTTTCTACTTCGGTTGGTTTATCTGGAGGAACTAAAGTAGGTCGAAGAGAAATCTGTTGGAATGCTTGTTTCTCTTCCAATGTCATACATTTCTGAGCTTTCTCTACCCAACGGGTACCTTTAGCACAAGGTTTCCGTTTCTTTAAGGTTACAGAAGACATATTATCTTATAATATAACAAGAATAGTTATATTGTAACTATATATTTTTACGAAGTAATGGTCACATTATACACCGTTGAATAATAAAAATGTTCTATTTACACCATTTTAAATCTTCAAAGGTATATAATGTTCTCTAAGAAATAACATTATTTATAGGCATAGGTATAGGCATAGGAATGCTAACGATTTTACTATATTGAAGACATTGATATACATTCGTCAAAATCCGTTTTTTTTCTAAATTATAAGAACGTATCGATTCCATACATTTGGCATACGATTTCCATTCCATTCCACTCACTTCGCTTTTTTGATAAGGTTTTCCACTAGAAATGGAATCGCGATAGGCAATATTCATGATGTAATATTTATGACGATAGGATTTATAATTCGATCCAATGAATATTTCTTCTAGAGGAATAATATTTTGAATATTATGAAGTACTGGAATAGCATATCCCGTCTCTTCGGAGAATTCTCTCAAAGCACAATCATAATCCGTTTCTTTCACATTCCGACGACCTTTTGGAAATCCCCATTCCTGTTCATGCCATATTTCCGAAATCTGATCGGAAATATCCAATAACGTCAATAAATTATAATATTCGCCATTAGTTGGATGATGAACACCGATCATTAATGCTTGTATTTTTTCTTTGATAGGTCCTTGACCTTGGCTATAGCCTACCGATTTATTCTCCGAATCGTGAAATAAACGATATTTTTCTCGCAGTCGGTTTTTTTCATCGGTAGTCATTTGGGTCATCATATTCAAAATATATTTTTTCTGGTAGATTGGGAATTTTCCACGCATGAAATCCATATATCCTAAAGTATCTTTACGCCGTATCATGAGAAACTGCGGTTCGCCGGTTTCTGGAATAAAACGAAAGGCAATAATACCGATACTAGTAATTGGTAATTTACATTGATGAAAAGGATGTCCCGATTTTCCACAATTATTACAAAAGAGATCCGTTGTCATTTTTTCTTGTTTTCTGTTTTTTTGCTTCTTCTTGGTTATTCAAATCACTAGAAATATATCTATATTATTTTCATACAGTTTATTCTTGGTTATTTCCTTGGTCTAGATACACTGGTGTTCCTTCCGATTTCTTAGTAAAATCGGTCACATCTACTTGATCCATGATGGCTTTCTTATCTTCATTAAAATCCGGAGGTAATAAGAATTTCTGATAAGACACGCTACTTTCACATAATTCCCAAATACGATCTATTCCTTTGACATTTTTCTTGTCGCTTCTAGAATTATATCCAATTAAATCTAAAATATCGTCAAATGTGCTGCTATTCATAGGTTTATCCTTATAATCGAATTTCAATGCACGTTCGTAATATTTCAATGACATTTCGAATTGACTATTAATAATAATAAACAATGCATTCAAAGTATTCAACGTATTCATTAACAACGTGGTTTTATTCTTGGCACCTAAGAATTTCTTTACATCCGTTCCTTTTTGTGAGAAATAACTCAAAACCGAACTTTTTGCCTTCTCTGTTTCTACTCTTAAAAAAGCGCGAACCCAATCTTCATAATTCGCATAGGGTTTCGACCCGTCGGTTTCTTCTACTTTTTTCCCGGATTTGTAAAATGCCATTTTTAAAAAACATGTTTTCAAAAAATTCGTCCATTCTTCTGTATGTTTGTTCAAATATTTTTTCATTTCGTCATCATTCTCCTTAAATTCTTTTTGTTTTATTGAAAACCAATAATTAAGTATGTTATTTAGTTTATCATTATCTAAAATGGTATGTTTTTCTAATAAAGTATCCAATTCAGATTCATTTTGAATATAATGAGCATTGAGTATATTCTTACCATCTTTATCTTTACCTAAAAATTTATTATAACTATAGGGAAGTTGAAGAGTATAACCATAGGTAAATCCACTCTTAGAAGTAGATTTGGTAATTAATTTTTGTAAATTATTTTTTTCTTGTTTATTTAATATTTTGAATGCTTTTGTTTCTATTTTATCGATACTTTCATTTAATTCCACACTATTCATAGAATCTTGTGCTGAACTCGGATCGATTTCAATAAGTAAATCGCGAATAATATCTAGTTTTTGTTTAATTCGGAATTTAATATCCGGATTAACACCGATTTTATAAATAATCTTACTTTCTGCATCATAGAATTTATCACCACCATTTTGTTTTAGTCCTTGTTGTGCGACATCACCTTGTAATACTTCTCCTGCATTTTTGCATGTTTTAAATCCCTCTTCAATACGTTTATATACCATGAATTTCAATAAAGATTCCATTGCATCCTCATCGTCAATATTTATATAATTCTTTCCGATAGATACATCTATTGCAGTACCAAATGCATCATATTCGGCTTTCTCCGCATTGATAACGGCATCGATATCTTGACTCTCGATATATAATTGTTTTGCATTTTGAATTCGTTCTCCTAAATTATATCCTTTTAATGCTTTGGTTCTTTCAATAAATACAGTCGGTGTTTTCTCTTCCACTGGTTTTGTTTCGTTTTTATCGGTATTTTCTTCCACTAGAATGGCAATATTTTTACAAGAACGAGCATTATTCAAATCTGTATAATATTCATCCACGGTAATAATTTTACTATAGTATTTCTTTTCCGGTGTGAAATCATTAATATAAATCTGGAAAACCGTCAAAGATTTATTAATCATATTTTCAAGATAATAACAATTGGTTAAAATCGTATTCATATCCAACAAGAGAATATTCAATTCTTGCATTTCCTTGTATTTTTTCATTAATTTACTCACTAGAATCAAACATACGGCAATACCAGCCGCAGCGGGTACTCCGACTCCACTAGCGGCCAATGCACCGATTGCTACTTTTACGACGGTAGCAGCTACCGCGGCTTTACCAGATGCTTCCATTGCTGAACTAGCAACATGGTATCTGTTTTGATACAACATTGCTTTATTCAATTGTTCTTCTTTATTTTTTCGGTCTAATTCCGAACTTAAATCTTTATGTGCGACTAATTTTTGTTGATTGGTAGGTGGTGGTGGTACTTTTTCTGGATCGGTAGATGTATCTGAATTATCAATTATTGGATTATTTATATCTGTAATATCATTTGACGGGGTAGTTGTAGGATTAGGATTATTAAATTCACCTTTCTTCATTTTTTGAAGATTCTGAATATTTTCTGCATTTACCCTTTTTGCCTCTTCTTCGGCGGTTTCTTTCGGGTAAAATGGATTTGGTATAGATGGCCATCCTCCAGCTCCTCCATTGTATTTCTTAGAAAACAGATAAGCGTTTTTACGATTTTTCTCTAAAATAGAATAAAAACGATGTAATTTCCGATTCTTTCGACAAACACGTGTCTTCCTCCCTTTTCGTTTATTATTTCGTTTTTTCTTAAAGGTACGTACTACGGGTTTCATAAGAAAAATAGGATAAAATAAACGATTTATAATAGTACTCTAAAATAAAAACATAAAATAAACATGCAAGAATTGGATCCCGCTATATGGTTACCCACCTTATGGCATTTCTTACGCTCTACAGCCCACACTTACCCCGATTATCCGAATGAAGTCACGAAACGAAAATATTACGATTTCATTCAGAATCTCCCGCTTTTTATTCCGAATGCCAAGTTCCGTTTAGAATTTAGTCGTATTTTGGAAGGATTTCCGATTTCTCCTTATCTAGCTAATCGCGATTCGTTTTTTTTCTGGATTCATTTTGTTCAAAATCGTATTGATCGAAAATTAGGGAATGAGGAGAAAACGAATTTAGACCATATGGAAGAATATTACCAGTCTTATAAACCACCCGAAATCATTATATCCAAGAAATTCGGAATACAAAAAGATCAGATTATTCTAGGATTTACCATCGCGTGTATGTTTGGGATTTCTTTAACGCTTGCATTCTCTCGAAACGAATAATAGGATTCTTTTTCTCCCGAATTCAAGAGAAAAAGAAAAATCCGATCAATATAAGAAGAAGACAAAAGAAAAACACAAGAAAATGCGTATTGAATTAATTCTTATCGTAGTAGCCGGATTTGTTATGGCGAATATTTATACGGATGGTAAATATTGGAAACTCCTCTTATCTTGGAAAAAATATTATCAAATGGCGGGAGTGGCATTCGGTGCGTTCGTGATTTATTGGTTAATCAAGAAAAATCCCAAGAAAGCGAATGAAATGATTGCCACATCGAATGAATATTTGAAATATTTACCTCTCGATTCAGGAACAACGAAATATCTCTCACCGATCTTGGATTTCACTGCAAAACAGAATTATTTTGAAAATGGTTTAATGGGATCTGCCGCTGCTGCATCCGCAATGACAAATAATAGTCCGATTCTAGGAATGGCTAGTCCGATCGGAGGACTAGCAGCCGATGCACCAGGTGCGCCAGAAGCGGCATTGAATCGTCTAGTGAATTCAGGTAAAACCGCTACCAAACGTTCAGTAAGTGAAACGAAAAAGAAATTCGTAGCAGCTCGACAAAATTGGAAATGTGGTGATTGTACGCATCAATTATCGGCATGGTTCGAAGTCGATCATAAAGTCCGATTAGAATATGGTGGAAGTAACCATATTGATAATTTAGTCGCATTATGTCGAGAATGTCATGGTAAGAAAACGGCAATGGAGAATCTCTAGACATATAATAACAAAGGGATAACGAATCCTCTTATCTGAGATGAATTACAAGACATTACCAAATAAACAAAAATTAGAGAAAGAGAAAATAGAACAAGCGAAACAAGATAAACAAGAGAGACAAGAGGATCGATATAATATTATGAAACATGCAATCAACTTAGGAAATACGAAAGAATTGATTATGGAAAATTTCAAACAAAATTCGAAATATTGGATATTGTTATTGTACGTAATTTTAATTATATATGTCTTCTGGACGGCCTATAATAATCCAACCACTTTATTCTCTCAAAAATACGTTTATATCATGACGATTTTGATCCCATTATTCTTGATGGTATATATATTTGCAAATGGAAGTCAATTTATGACGTCACTTAATTTCCAAATCGCATTAGTTATTCTAGTGGTCATTTTGATTCTATACGCAATAACATCATATGTGAAACCAAAAGGAATAATCTTTCAAATATTTGCGGGATATGGATTCAATATTCTCTTGTTCTTCATTATTATTGTCGGTTTGGCTATTATTTTCAATGTATTTCGTAATTCCGCAAAAAGATTAACTGGTTGGACTGGTTTTTTCGTCCGGTTTTTTTTCTTCATTCCGTGTTTATTAAGTGATTATCTAGACTATTTGAAATCAGAATATCAGAATACTCCACCGGTAGTATTTATTTTATTAATCGCGGAAATTCTCTTGATTCTTGCATATATTTATCTACCTAAAATGATGAATAAACATTTGATTAAAAATAGTACCGTTCTACAACGGTCACCTCTGCGTTTAGATATTGCAACGAAACTTCGTAACAATACTATATTCCGTATAAATCCAAGAAAGATTTTAGTCACCACGGATAAAGTTCAAGATAAAAACACATTATTGGGTAAAAATAGTAATGTTATTACTACGATGCAAGATGCATCTGGGAATATCGTGAATACGGGTATTGCGGATACCTATACGACGAATTTCGGTTTATCGATGTGGATTTATGTAAATGAAAAAGACGTCGGTTTAAATCGATTGGAACACAAGAATATGGTCTCTTTCAAAGATGTAAGACAAGATATAATCATAAAAGGTAAAAAGGTTGGTCAGGAAACCAAAAGAATCCAGAAAGATGAGAAGAAATTAACACCGCCATATGAAATCCCGATTTTCAAATATGGAAGTCCGAATACAAATGATAATGAAGGATATCTAGGAAAACCATCGATAACCTATCTAGGGAATAATCAATGGAAATTCAATCTGACGGTTCCTACAAAACCAGATATAGAAAACAATACTACTTATTTTATTATGTCGGTCCCTTCTCAAAAATGGAATAACATTGTATTTAATTATTATGATAATAAAGTCGATTTATGGATAAACGGTAATTTAGAAAGAAATATGGATTTACAAGAGAATCCATTGAATCATCGTCAAAGTGATGTAATTACTATAGGTAGTAAATCAGGTTTAATGGGTGGATTATGTAACCTTCAGTTTTTCTCGAAACCAATGACTGCTACACAAATTACTCAATCCTATAATTTATTATATTCGCAAAATCCACCACTAAATAATCTACCTTAAGATTATATATCATTAAAAGATGAATTGGTCTATGTTAATTCTAGCGATTATATTGGCAGTGGCTTTATATTATTTATATGTTTTCTTATTAGGAACAACTACTAGTATTCGTTCTGTAAATTTAAAAAAAGTGGGTATGTCTCCCGTGGCGGTAATTGATCCTATAGATAATCCCAAAATGGGATCTTATCGTTATTCTTATGCGATATGGGTACGTGTAAATAATTTAAGTAATATACAACAAACAAATAGTATTTATGCCACTAAGAATCCAGATAATATTATGTATTTACAAAACCCTACTACAGTAACCACACCTTCACTTGCTGCTGGACAAACTCCTACTCCACAAAATACCAATGCCAATGTGTTTTTCAGTTTGGACTTATATAATGATACTTCCTTGTACATTTATGTAAATGTGAATGAAACGAATTTAGCACCTTATCTAGTAACCCCTAATTTCCCTCTTCAGAAATGGACATTATTAATCGTAAGTTTTGATAATAACATTGTGGATTTATATATGGATGGAAAATTAATTAAATCCATTACTCTAGCAAAGTTACCAAACCCTCAAAACAATGGCGCATCTATGAATTTCGGAACTCCCGATGTGGATGTATATAATTATATTCGATACACTTATCCTATGGATCCTCAGACAGCATGGTCTCTATATAAATCCGGACAACCTCCATCTGGTGGTATGGATAATTATAATTTAAATCTGAAAATCAGTCAAAATAATAAACCATGGGGTAAATGGGGAAATATTCCTTTGTTTTA